GGAAACGGCCACGCTAGCTTTGTCAGTTTTGGAACTACTGATGCGCAATGCAGAGTCTGAAAACGTCAAGCTAAACGCCGCCAGAGACATCCTAAGCCGGGCCGGTTACGACGCTATCCATAAGCAGGAAACGGTTGTTAAAGAGGTTGTCGATCTAAGCGATGCGGAACTAGACGAGCAGATCAAGCGTCTCTCTGACAATGTAGTAAAGCTACGTGGATAAGGAAAAAATCTTAGAACTTCTCCGAGAAAAACAGAAACGCTTAGAAACTAGACGTTTAGAGAAATACGAGCCTTACGACTACCAGAAGAAATTTCACCTAGAAGGCATAGACGCTGCTCAACGGATTTTAATGGCTGCTAACAGAGTGGGTAAAACCTATTGCGGAGCAGCTGAGACAGCGTATCATTTAACAGGTAATTATCCTACCTGGTGGGAAGGTCGTAAGTTTAACAAGCCTATCAGAGCCTGGGCAGCTGGAGAGTCTAACGATACTACCAGAGATATTATACAAAAAGAACTGTTTGGTAATCCTCAAGACCCTACTAGAAAGGGTACAGGAGCTATACCTTTGGACAGTATTGTTGAGACTATTAGGAAACCAGGAGTTCCAAATGCTTTCTCGTCTGCTCTGGTACGTCACAAGTCTGGAGGGAACTCGCAAATCAGCTTCAAAGCCTACGAACAGGGTTTTGAGAAATTCATGGGAGAAGCTATTGACGTTGTATGGCTCGATGAAGAACCGAAGCATGAAATTTTTTCGCAGTGTATAACTCGCACAGCCGATACAAGCGGCATAGTCTATATGACCTTTACCCCAGAGCGGGGGATGACCTCTGTAGTAAGCGGGTTTATGAACGAGCTAAAGCCGGGTCAGAGCTTAATAACGGCCACCTGGGACGATGTGGACCACTTAGACTCTCGCACCAAAGAACAGCTATTAGCAGTATATAGCCCAGCTGAGCGGGACATGCGCTCCAGAGGCATACCTGTATTTGGATCAGGACTGGTTTACCCAGTAGCAGAAGAAGATATAACTTGTGAGGATTTCGACCTACCAGAGCATTTCCCCAGAATAGCGGGTATAGACTTTGGATTTGACCATCCTACAGCTGTTAGCTGGGTAGCTTACGATCCAGACGATGATATTATGTACATATACGACGAACATCGCAGAAACAAAGAAACACCTATAACTCACGCTGCTGTTTTAAACGCTAGAACACCAGGCATACCAGTAGCGTTTCCTCACGATGGTTTACAACACGATAAAGGTTCTGGCATACAGCTGGCGCAGCAATACAGAGACCTGGGAGTGTCGATGCTTCCCGATCACTTTAGCAACCCGCCCACAGAGGGCAAGTTAAATGGTAACAATTCTATTGAGGCGGGGATTAGCATACTGCTGCAACGGTTTGAAACAGGTAGGTTGTACATTTTTATGTCTTGTACCGAAACTCTTGAGGAAATGCGTCTCTATCATCGAAAGAATGGACGAGTCGTGCCAATTAAAGATGATCTTATAAGCGCTATGCGCTACGCTTCTCTTTCTATAGAACGTTTTGGCGAACAGCTTAAAAATAAAACTACATATAGAAAATACGGTTTTCAAAAAGAAATAAAATACTCTAGCGCAGGGATAGTATAATAATATGGCTCATAACCTAGACGATAGCGAAATCATCTCTATGGTGGAGAGCGAGATTAACGGCTCTTCTGAATACATGGATTCTGAAATTAGCACTCAGCGCGAGAAAGCGATGGAGTACTTCTACGGTGAGCCATTTGGTAACGAAGAAGACGGTAGGTCTCAGGTAGTACTCACAGACGTACAAGATACGTTAATGTGGATGATGCCTTCTCTGATGCGTATCTTTACAGCTGGGGATAAAGTTGTAAAGTTTACCCCCATAGGACCAGAAGATGAGCAAGTAGCAGAACAGGCTACTAAATATGTAAACCATGTGTTTTACAAGCAAAACGATGGTTTTATGATTCTTTATAATATGTTCTTAGATGCTCTGATGCAGAAAGTAGGAATAGTAAAACACTACTGGGAAGATGTAGAGAATACTACTACAGAGACCTACGAGAACCTTACAGAGCAAGAATATTCTATCTTGTTACAAGACGACGAGCTAGAAGTTATAGAACACGAAGAGACTACTACGTTTACAGAAGCAGTAGACCCGGCAACTGGACAGCCTGTAGAAGTAGAAGAAACTTCTCACGACGTTACAATGGCCCGTACTACTATGGACGGCAAGGTAACTATAGAAAACGTCCCTCCGGAAGAGTTCTTAATCAACAGAGGTGCTAAAACTTTAGACGACGCCCGTTTTATCTGTCATCGGTCTCATAAGACAAGAAGCGACCTGATTAAAATGGGTTATGATCCTGACGTAGTAGACGAACTCCCAGGCTATGTAGCAGGGGCTGACGACATTACTACTTCTCAGGAATATATGGCTAGGCACTCTTACGATGCTACAGGTGTGCTTCCTAACCAGGCTGCGGACGACTCTGAGCGGGTTATTCAAATCTTTGAGTCGTATATTCGGATAGATATGGATGGCTCTGGCATTAGCGTCTTGCACAAAGTGTGTCACTGTGGTCCAGAACTGCTAGACATTGAGCCTATTGACCACATCCCGTTCTCCTCTGTATGTCCTATTCCTATTCCTCATAAATTCTTTGGACTAAGCGTAGCAGAAACAGTTCAAGATGTACAGCTTGTACGATCTACTCTGACACGTAACTTGCTAGACAATATGTACCTGGCAAATAACGGTAGGTTCCAAGTAGTAGAAGGCCAGGTTAACATAGATGACCTATTGACAAACCGTCCAGGTGGTATTGTCCGTACTCGCAGTCCTAGCGCTTTAACACCTATTGCAACTCCTGCGTTGTCTCCTCAGAGCTTTGCAATGCTACAGTACTGGGAAGATATTAAAACACAGCGTACAGGAGTTAACCCTAAGACTCAGGGACTATCAGCAGATGTTCTAAAAACCCATGTAACTACAGGAGCCGTTACAGCTGCTCTAACAAATGCTCAGGGTCGTTTAGAATTAATCGCCAGGATTTTTGCAGACACTGGCGTAAGAAACATGTTTAAAAACGTATACAATTTAATTCAACGGTATGAAAACCGTAAACGAATGGTACGCTTAAACAATGAATATATTGAAATAGACCCGTCTAGTTGGAGAGAAGACTTAGACGTAGATATTGAAGTAGGTATTGGATACGGAGATCAAGATACAAAGCTACAAAACATTAGCAACTTTGCAGGACTAGTTGAAAAAGTAGCTACGCAAACCCAAGGTATCGTTTCTCCTGAGAATATCTATAATCTAACTGTTGAAATAGCTACTGAAATGGGTATTAAAAACGTAGATAAATTTGTATCTAGACCGTCTAACGAACCGCCTGTTCCTTCGCCGCAAGAGGAGTTAGCAAAAGCTCAGGCACAAGCTATGCTTATAGATGCTCAGGCTTCTCAGCTACAGGCTGAAGTAAAAGCAAAAGAACTAGAAATTAAAGCTGCTAAGCTAGAGCTAGAGCGGGTAGAAATAGAACACGATATGGCAGTTAAACGAGAAGAACTAAAACTCAAGGGTATGGAACTAGGTTACGAAATGAACTCCGACAAAAACATAAAGGCGTAAGGACATGGCTTATCAAAACAATATCGCTTCTCGTATTATCGTTAGCGAAAACATCTCAAGCAGCGGTACTTCTACTAAAAGCGGGCGCGCTCCCTTTGGCTGTAGCATTGCTCGGGTAGCTACCTCTGCTGTTGTCAATATAGTTATTAAAACTAATCCAGTGGCTACAGCAGCTGGGGCTTTGATTTCTCCTCAAGATGCAGGGTACTTTGTTATCAAAGGGGATAGTTCCCCAACAGCTTCAGACGGAGAACAAGTAGCCACTATAGGTAGTGCCACTGTTAATGTAACGTGGCTTGAAGGTTAATTAGGAGGGCTAAGGAATGGCTACTAATAAACGGATTACAGAGCTTACAGAACTTTCAGAATCTGACTTAGCCGACGACGACGTGCTTGCTATTGTAGACGTAAGCGCGCAGGAAACGTTTAAAGTTCGTAAATCTACGCTTGCTTCTGCTTTGTCAGGAGTAGCTAGTGTAGCTGCTACTTCTCCTATAGTACGAGACCAAGCTACAGGTGCTATAACTCTTTCTCTAGCAACAGTGCCTATAGCATCTGGAGGAACCGGAGCTACCTCTGCTTCAGCTGCTCGAACTGCTCTGGGAGTAGCATCAGACCCTTTAACTACCAGAGGCGATGTTATCAGGCGAGGAGCGTCTGCTTCTGAACGTCTAGCTTTAGGTTCTTCTGGCCACGTTCTGCAATCAAACGGTACAGATGTTGTCTATGGGGCTTTACCTGTTACTTCTATTACAGGAATCCTTCCCCTTGCCAACGGTGGTACTGCTGCTTCATCTGCCTCGGCTGCTCTAGCTAGCTTAGGGGCCGATGCTAAATTTGCTACTCTAGGCTCTAACAGCAATATTACAGCGCTTACAGGTTTGACTACTGATCTATCAATAGCTCAAGGTGGTACAGGGTCTAGCAGTGCTTCAGCTGCTCGAACTGCTCTGGGAGTAGCTATAGGGTCAGATGTACAGGCTTTTAATACAGATACCGCTACAACAGATACACTACAGACGTATACTAAGTCTCAACGAGGAACCGTAACTACAGATAACGATATAAGCTTTGACTTAAACGTTACTAATAATTTTAAGTGTACCCCTGCTGGTGGTGGAGCGTTAACTTTTACTAACATTACAGCTGGTCAATCTGGAAACATTATTTTTATAAATTCTGGAGGACACGCTATAACTTTACAAGCTAATAGTAAAGGAAGTGCTTCTCTAGCTTCTACTATTAGCACTGCCGGTACTTACTGGATAAGTTACTATAGCCCAGATGGTAGTAGTGTGTTTTTAACAACTTCAGCGGTGTTTGCATAGTATGAGCATTATACAAGGAAGTTCTAAATCAGCAAGTGGTTCTGCTGAGTTTGACACTACTGTAATTCCTAATTCTGTATGGTTGGATGGAGCGGCGGATAGTTTAAGTAAGACTTTTTCCAGCGGATCAGCGCAGACAAAGATCGTTATATCTACGTGGGTCCAGAGAAATTCATTTGGCACTACTCAAGACATCTTTATGGCCCAAGGTGGTACAGGAGGTACTTCTCGGCAAAACCGACTCCATTTTCAACCAGATGACACAATAGATATTTCGATTGAAACAAGCAACGTCAAAACAATTATTTATAGCACAACACGAGTATTCCGAGATATTGGATGGTATCATATTCTTCTTAGTATTGACCAAGGACAATCTGTTGGTCCTGCGCAGGTAAATCTTTTTGTAAATGGCGTTGCTGTAACCGTTGCAGCTACCGACCTTGACCAAGGATTTACCGCAGCTTTGAGTAGCTGGGGCAATGCAGCATTACACGTAGTGGGTAGCAACGCGGGTACTGGTCTTTTTTATAAAGGCTATCAAGCACAGACGACTATGCTTGTAGGAAAATCAATCCAATCTGGAAACGTAGCCGTAACCGACTTTTTAGATTCTTTTACCTTTGGTACAAACGGATCACAATTTGCTCCTAAGAAAAATAGTGACGTAGCTGCACTGGCAAGTACAGCAGGGGGTAATAGTTTCTGCCTAGACTTTGCAAATTCATCTGATCTGGGAAATGATATTAGCTCTCTGGGAAATGACTTTAGCCCTACTAGCATGGCAGCGGCTAATCAAAGTAGTAACACACCTAGTCTGGTTTACCCAATTTTTAACCCACTGGCACAGGCAGGGACAGCGACTGGGACACTTTCGGAAGGTAATACTAAACTTGCTCTTGCTTCTGACAACGGTGTAACGGCAACACTAACACTGCCCAGCACAGGTCTTTACTATTGGGAAATGGATTGGACTTCTGGGGCTAACGGAATTTATCCAGGGGTATGTGTGCAATCTGCTGTAGGCAGTACAGGAGGAAGTCCACACTCTAGGACTGATACTTGGGTTTGGTTGGCAGGTGACGGTTCAGGTAGGGCA